CCCGCATGCCGCCCCGCCAAAGCCGCCAAAAAGCTCACCTCCGCGCAACGCACGACGATGGCACAGCGCAAAACGGGACCTGCTAGGCAATCCTGGCCGGTGAGTCCTTCGGGGAAGAAACGGAGTGCATGATGGCCAAGAATTGGATCGCAGGCGCAATCAAGAAGCCCGGAGCGCTGCGCAAATCTCTTGGCGTCAAGGAAGGCGAGAAGATCCCCGCCAAGAAGCTCGCCGCAGCCGCCAAGGCTCCCGGTAAGATGGGTCAGCGCGCGCGTCTGGCGCAGACGCTGAAGAAACTGGGGAAGTGACATGCAGCGGTATTTCGACGTTGTTCAGACGACAGCAGGCAACGCCATCCCCGGCGCGTTGGTGTACGTCTATGTGGGCAGCACCACTGTGCTGGCTACCCTGTTCGCTGACAACGGCGTCACCGCTGCACCCAACCCTCTGACGACAAATGCTGATGGCGAGTACGCGTTTTACGCTGCCAACGGCACCTACACCCTCCAGATAGTCGCCACGGGTTACGCAGGCGAGACCAAGCCTGGGGTGGTGTTGTTTGATCCCAGCGACTCCGGGGCGTCCAACAACGTGCAGTTCCTGCAAGCAGGCACTGGGGCGCAAGTGCGCTCGGTGCAGAGCAAGCTGCGCGATGTCGTGTCGGTCAAAGATTTCGGCGCTGTAGGCGACGGGATCACAGACGATACTCTGGCGTTTCAACGCGCCTTTAATTACGCAAACAGTGTAGGCGGTGGAACTGTTTACATGCCGCCCGGCAGGTATCGCAAAGCAGACACTGCGGGCAGCACTTGGGTCATGTACTCCAATACCACCCTTGCGGGGGCGGGGGCTGCGTCCGTCATCTTTTTTGATGACAAAGACACCGTTGCCAGATCCGGCAACGACATGCTTTACTTCAACAACGTTACCAATATTGCCTTCGACAACTTCAAGATTGAAGGCACTGCACTTGTATACCCGAACGAAACCAATCAGAAGCAGTGTTTGACTGGAGAAAACGTCGTAGGCCTCCGTGTCACAAACCTGATCATTGAAAAACTCAGGTACATGGCAACCGCCTTTGGGTACGCCAAGAACGTGTACATGGCGGGCAATCAGCTCGACTACATTATCCGTGACGGGTTGCGCGCCGTTAACAGTGAAGCCGTAGTCATCACCAACAACATCCTTCGCCGAGTAGCGGATGATGCTATAGCGGTTCACTCTCTCGACGCGGCGGCGCTGCCAAGCGCGGGCATTATCATTACGAACAACACGCTTGAGGCATGCCAAGGCATCAAAGTTTTGGGCGCGAAGTTTGCAATCATCAAAAGCAATATCATCCGCAGATCACTGCGAGGTCCGATTGACGTAGAAGTCCCGGCAACGGGCATCGAGGGCAATTCCCAACAATTTTCCATTGAAATATCGGATAACAACATCTCCGACACTTTTGGAAACATTGGGACAAACTACTCTATTATGGTCAGGCAAGCGCTTGGCCGATCTGCGGGCGGGCTGGCAACATTCCCTGGAATAAACGCAGTTCCTTATCCGTACAACTACCTCAACAATTTGGATAGCGGAACGCCCGTAATTTTGGGCCAGTTCGGCGTGCGTATCTGCAACAACACTATTACGCGCACGTTGCCAGACAATGTTCTGTACTCCTCTTGGGGGTACGGGCTTATGTTCGACCGTCTAACGCCCGGGCTTTTTTCTGACCCCACGGTCACTTCCGCGTATTTCCAGACGCACGGCGTCACTGTAGTCGCCCCAGTCACGTCGATGCAAATCATCGGCAACAACATCAGTGGAACAGGTACTGGCTTTGCGGGTATTTTGTTGACGATTGCTGGCACATCCAACGTACAGGATATTGCTTCGGCAACAATCCAATCTAATGTCTTGTTTGATTGCCCTGGTGTCGGCATCCAGTTGGCAAGCGCAGGTTCCGGCGTAGGTGCCAAACAAATCGTTATCCAAAACAATACGTTCAACCTTGATCCGTTTTTTAGAATGTCGGCGCACAACGCAGACAATACATGGGCCACAGCTACTTCTGCAACCGCCATCTACACCGTTTCGACAATCGGGCTGATTGCTTCCGGCAATATGTTCAGCAACTGCTCGACAACGGGCCTGTCTCAAACCGATACACAAGAGAGCTATAAGAACATTGTTTACTCAGATTTTGTGGCCGCAGGCGACAACGCCAGCAACAAGGGCGTGCGCAACCTACCGCCGGCACGAACAAACGTCATCATCCCAATAACGGGCGATCCAACGCTGACAACGTTTGGGCAGATCAAAAATGTGGTTTTGATGCAGTCCACCACTCTGCCTTCGTCGGGGTACTATGTGCTTGGGCACTATGTTGAAAAAACAAACCCGACTGTTGCGGGTACTGCTGGATCGCAGTACATTATTCTTGGGTGGACGCGGCTCACAACCGGAAACTCGCATGTCTTAAACACCGACTGGGTTGAGGCCCGTGTTTTGACTGGCACTTAAAATGCAGACTTATCCTGTTGGGGGCGCTACAATCCCCCAGAGCCCGCCGAGGATTGATCCATGACTGTGCTGACCACCACCCCGCCGAGCATCTACACCAACACCTCCGGGGCGGCGGTATTCAACCTTGACCTCAACGAATGCGTTGAGGAAGCCTTCGAGCGCTGTGGTGCTGAGCTACGCACGGGCTATGACCTGCGCACGGCGCGGCGGTCTCTGAACCTGCTGTTCGCAGACTGGGCCAACCGAGGGGTGAACCTCTGGACGGTGAACCAAGACACGATCAACCTGACGCAGGGCACCAACACCTACAACCTCCCGTTGGACACCGTCGACCTCCTCGAACACGTCATCAGGACCGGTGCAGGCAACGTCAGCACGCAGGTCGATCTGACCATCACGCGCATCAGCGTCAGCACCTACTCGTCCATCCCGAACAAGCTCCAGCAGGCGCGGCCCATTCAGGTCTGGATCAACAGACAGGCTCCGACGCCTCAGATCACCGTGTGGCCCACGCCCGACCAGACCGGCGTCTATCAGTTTGTCTACTGGTACTTGCGGCGCATTCAGGATGCAGGGTCTGGCGGCGGTTACACGCAGGACATCCCCTTCCGCTTCCTCCCGTGCTTGGTCTCCGGGCTGGCGTACTACTTGGCACTGAAGATCCCTGGCGCAATGGAGCGCCTGCCGGTGCTGAAGGAGCAATACGACGCAGATTGGGACCGCGCCAGTTCAGAGGACCGCGAGAAGGCAGCAGTGCGGTTCGTGCCACGACAGATGTTTGTGGGGTGATTTAGCGTGTCTAATCGTTTTGCAAACGGAAGAAAGGCGTTTTCGTTCTGCGATCTGTGCGGTTTTAGGTACGACTTAAAACGCCTTAAAAACCTCGTCGTCAAGACGAAAGAGACACAGATCAAGGCTTGTCCGCAGTGCTGGACGCCGGATCAGCCGCAGTTGCAACTAGGCCTTTACCCGATTTCAGACCCGCAGGCTATCCGTAACCCACGCCCGGACACAAACACGTGGTATCAGTCTGGCGTCAACGCTATCGGCAACGTCAGCGAAGGCATGCTGGTCACCCAGTGGGGATGGAACCCCATCGGCGGGGCTCGTGACTTCGATGCTGTTCTGACCCCCAACACGCTTGTTGGAGTCGGACAAGTTGGTACAGTAACGGTCGTGTGACCGAAGGAGCTAGAGATGAAAGATGCGATGAAGGCCCTCCGGGCGCATGCCAAGAAGCCCGCCAGTCAAGCCCACGGCCCCGGCGCGAAGCTCGCCAAGGGCGGGATTACCTCGCCGATGGCCCAGGAGATGGGTCGCAACATGGCCCGCGTGCGCAACCAAGGCCCGGTCGGGCGCAAGGGGAAGTGACATGATGAAGGCCAAACGCGTCCCTACGCCGTCGCTGAGCGACCCTGAGCGCACTCCTCCGCGCCTTGTGGTTGGCACTGCCGCCACGGCCCCCTGCCCGCCTGTGAAGACCTCCGGGATCAAGGTGCGCGGCACCGGTGCGGCCACCAAGGGCACGATGGCCCGAGGGCCGATGGCGTAAGCCATGAACTACACCGCGCTCAAGGCCGCTGTCGAGGACGCTGTTGAGAATACGTTCTCAACAGATGACTTTGCCACGCTGACTCGGCTTGCCGAGCAGAAGATCTACCAGTCGGTTCAGCTTCCCATCCTGCGGAAGGATGCGACGCTGGCGCTGAGCAGCGGCGTGCAAACACTGAACCTACCGACAGACTTCCTGGCGATGTACAGCCTCGCGGTGTACTCGACGTCGCCGGGTGGCGGAGACCGGGAGTTCCTCCTGAACAAGGACGTGAACTTCATGCGCGAGAGCTACCCCAACCCAGCCACCACAGGCACGCCACGGTACTACGCGCTCGACGGGACCAGCACGCCGCTGGTGCAGAAGATCATCCTCGGCCCCACGCCCGGTGCGAACTTCAGTGCTGAGCTGAACTACTTCTACCAGCCGGAGAGCATCGTCACCGCAGGCAACACGTGGCTGGGTGACAACTTCGAGTCGGTGCTGTTCAACGCGGTCATGGTCGAGGCTGCTCGATTCATGAAGGAAGAGGCGGACATCGTCACGATGTATCAGAACCAGTTCAACGAGTCGTTCCTGCTGCTCAAGAACTTGGGTGATGGCAAGAACCGCATGGACGCCTACCGCAGTGGGCAGGTACGGACTCCTGTCAAGTAAGGCGACGCTATGGCAATCTTCCAAGGCATGTGTTCGTCGTTCAAGCAGGAGTCCTGGCTGGGCATCCATGACCTCGACACCGACACGCTGAAGCTGGCGCTCTATACCGCTGCGGCGGATCTGAGCCAAGCGACGACGGTTTACACGTCGACCGGAGAGGTCGTCGGCACGGGCTACATCGCGGGCGGCATCCCGCTTGTCAATGTCCAAGTCCTCCTGTCCGGCACCACTGCCTACGTCACCTTCGACAATCCGGTGTTCACCAACGCCTCGTTCGTCTGCCGGGGCGGGCTGATCTACAACGCCAGCGAGGCCAACCGCGCCATCGCAGTGCTGGACTTCGGTGCAGACAAGACGGCGTCGGGCACGTTCACCATTCAACTCCCTGCGGCCACAGCCGCGTCAGCGCTGCTGCGCTTCGCTTGAGGTCATCATGCCAAGTTACACCACAAACCTGCGACTGACGCAGCCCAATCTGGGCGACACGGGCTGGGGAACCACGGTCAACAGCGGGATTACTGCCTTGGTCGACGTGGCGGTTTCTGGTGTAGAAAACGTCAGCATCACTGCCGGTGATGTATCAATGACCATTGATGACGGTGCTCAGGGTGCCAACGATGCCCGCAATATGTTCATCGTTGTGGGCGGTACGTTGACGGCCAACCGCACCGTTACGGTTCCTACCAACAGCAAACTGTACTTTGTTCACAACGACACCTCTGGCGCGTACACACTGTCTTTCGAGGCCACCGCAGGCGTCCTGATCCCGCAGGGCAAGAAGGTGCCGTTGTACAGCGACGGTACGGACATCCTGTACGCCTTTGACCACCTCGGGTCGCTGACGCTCGATACCGCCCTTGCTGCGACCTCAGGGGGCACTGGGCAGAGCAGCTACACCATCGGGGATCTCCTGTACGCCTCCAGCACCACGGCGCTGACAAAACTTGCCGCTGCCGCTGTGGGGAACGTCCTCCGCGCCAAGGGCACCAACACCGCGCCTGCGTGGGAGCAGGTCGACCTGACGACGGACGTGACGGGCATTCTGCCGGTGGCTAACGGCGGGACGGGACTTTCCAGCCCGGGGACTTTGGGCAACGTGCTGCGTTCAGATGGCGCAGGGAACTGGACGAGCGGCACGCTCGCCTCTGCGACGACGTCGGCTGAAGGCCTTGTCGAGCTTGCTACCGACGCCGAGGTGCAAACGGGCACCGACACCACGCGAGCGATCACGCCGGATGCGCTGCGGAAGGGGGCATTGGTGCGGACGACGGCGCAGCCTGCGACATCTGGAACGTCGATCCCTTTTACCAATATTCCCTCGTGGGTAAAGCGCATTACGGTGATGTTGTCTGCGGTAAGTACTAGCGGATCTAATAACTTGCTTGTTCGTATTGGGGATTCCGGCGGGATTGAAACTACCAGCTACGCCTCTTGTGCGCAGCTTGGTGCTGGGGCGGCTACAGATACGACAGGTTTCATCATAACTAGGACAATCCTTAGCACTTCTACTACTTCTGGTATGGTAGTATTGACGAATATAGACGGTAATACTTGGACAATGTCTGCAAACATATTTGAAACTGCCGGATCTACTACTTCTTCTGCGGGCGTGAAAACACTATCTGACGTATTGACGCAACTAAGTCTCACTAATGTGAATAGCGTAGACACCTTCGACGCTGGCTCCATCAACATCATGTACGAGTAACCCATGAACTTCGACGCAGCATTCGACGTTCTCGTCAAGCATGAGGGCGGGTTCAGTGACCACGTCGCTGACCCGGGCGGCAAGACCCGCTACGGCATCACCGAGGCTGTGGCACGCAGGGTGGGCTACCGGGGCGACATGCGCGAGTTGCCGCTCGATCTGGCCAAGCGCATCTACCGTGAGGACTACTGGAACGCTATCCGTGCCGAGCAACTGCCCCCTGCGATCCGCTACGCCGTCTTCGACGCGGCGGTGAACTCAGGCCCTGCGCAGTCTGTGCGCTGGCTACAGCGAGCCCTTGGTGTGACGGATGACGGTGTCATCGGACCCCAGACCTTGTCTGCGGCCAACCAAGCCAACCCCGACGCGCTCCGCGCCCGCCTCGTGGCCCAGCGTCTGCGCTTCATGACCAACCTCGGCACCTTTGACGACTTCGGTCGGGGGTGGTCCCGTCGCTGCTGTGACATCCTGACCATGTGAGGTCGCTATGACCGCGCTCGCCGTCGCGTTGCTGCTTGCCGCAGCCCCGGTCCCCTTGGCCGAGTATCGTGAAGGTGGTGCGCGGGTCGAGTTGTACGCCGAAGCAGGTCCCTGTGTGGGTAGCGCCCGATGGGCGGTGTTTCTCTAAGACCCGGTGCGCGTGCCGGGGTGCTGGCTTCTGGCGGGAGACTCTGTTCAAATCGCGTGGTTGGACGGGGGTTTCATCATAATGCCAGCGCGTGTGTTCCGTAAACCGGAGGTTCTATGAACCCGCTCTTTCTCGGTCCCATCCTTGAGGTGGGAAAGACGCTCCTTGATCGGTTCGTCCCCGACCCCGAAAAACGCCGTGAGGCAGAGGCTGAGTTCCTCAAGCAGGCGATGGACGGGGAGTTGAAACAAGTCATTGCCCAACTGGAGATCAACGCCAAAGAGGCGCTCCATCCGTCGGTGTGGGTTGCGGGGTGGCGTCCTTTCGTGGGCTGGGTCGGTGGCCTGGGCCTGATGTACGCCACGCTCGGTCAGCCGGTGCTGACTTGGGTGGGCTCTATCCACGGCTGGCCTGCGCCTCCTACGGTTGAGACCGACTTGCTGTGGGTTGTTCTGTCTGGCATGCTTGGTATCGGCGGGCTGAGGACCTACGAAAAGGCCAAGGGCGTAGCTACAAAGTAACATCATGCCGCTGAAAGCACTACGTCTCAAACCCGGTATCTTCCGGGAAAACACACGCTACTCCGCAGAAGGCGGATGGTACGAGTGCGACAAGGTGCGTTTCCGCTCGGGGCAACCCGAGAAGATCGGCGGCTGGCAGCAGATCAGTAACGACCAGTTCCTTGGCTATGCGCGTGCACTCTGGCCTTGGGAGGTCTATCTCGGCTTGGGCACCGAGGTCAAGTACTACGTCTACTACGGCGCGTACTACGACATTACACCCATTGACACCTACTCGCTGACCAACCCGTTCAGCGCTACCGACGGCTCCGATGTCATTACCGTGGCGCACACCAGTCACGGACGGCTTGTCGGGGATTACGTTCAGTTCGACAACGTCACAGGCCTTGGCGGCAACATGACGCAGGCTGTGCTTGAGTTGGAGTACCAAGTAGCCACAGTCATCAACGACAACAGCTACACAATCAACGCACGGGACCCCAGCACGGGAGCTGCGGTACTTGCGAATGCCACGGATCAGGCAGGCTCGCCTGGGGGTGGCTCCGTCACGGCGCAGTATCAGCCCAACATCGGTACGCCTATTCAATACCCGCCCCCGGGCGTTCTCACTGGTTGGGGTGGTGGCACCTGGGGCAGTGGCGTCTGGGGCGGCAGTCTGACGCCTTACGTCCCCACGCAGATCGGTCTGTGGAACGCGTACAACTTCGGTGAGGACTTGATCTACGGCCCGAAGGGCGGAGGGATCTACTACTGGGACGCCTCGGCAGGGTTCACGACACGCGGCACCAATATCGCTGACGATCCGGGCGCTTCAGACGCACCCGTCGTGGCCAACTACCGCATGGTGTCCGATGCGTCACGCATCGTGCTGGTGTTCGGCACCAACCCCCTTGGGACCTCTACTGCCGCTGACCTCGACCCGATGCTGATCCGCTGGTCGGATCAGGAGGACTACCTCAACTGGACGCCGTCTGCCACCACGCAGGCGGGCGACTTGACGTTGTCTCGGGGCTCCGAGATCCGCGCCGTGGCGCAGACCCGGCAGGAGATCCTCGTCTGGACAGACATCGCGCTGTACTCGCTCCAGTACCTCGGCCCGCCTATCGTGTGGGGCTCGCAGATCCTCGCGGACAACGTCACCATCGTCAGCGACCGCGCATGGGCAGTGGCGGCAGGTGTCACCTACTGGATGGGCGACGAGAAGTTCTACGTCTTCGATGGGCGCGTGCAAACGCTCAACTGCGACATCCGCAAGTTCATCTTCGATGACTTCAACTCGTCCCAGCGCCTTCAGGTCTTCGCTTCCACCGTGGAGCAGTTCAGCGAGGTGTGGTGGTTCTACTGCTCCATCACCGGCCCGGACGGCACGGGTACGCCTTCCGCTCCCAACACGGTGATCGACCGCTACGCGGTCTTCAACTACGCCGAGAGGATCTGGTACTACGGCTCTATGGGACGCACCGCGTGGATCGACGCCAGCGTCATCTCCAACCTGCCCATCGCTGCGGACTACAACCGCCGCCTGCTCAATCACGAGACAGGGTGCGACGACGCGTCGACAACACAGGCTGCACCCATCGAGGCCTACATCACCTCGTCGGAGTTCGACATTGACGACGGCCACAACTTCGGGTTCGTGCGTCGGGTGCTGCCGGATGTGACGTTTACAGGCTCGACGGCGGCGGTGGCCAATCAGTCGCTCGCCATGTCACTGTTGCCGCTCCAGAACTCGGGCTCGGGCTACACGCGGGGTGTGGACAACGTCAGCCCTGCGGCCAACATGTCGGTGGCGCTGACTAACGAGGCAACCGTGCAGCGCGACGCGACCAACGGTATCGAGCGCTTCTCGGGAACAGTCACGCCGTATGACGGCAACCTGTACATCCGCGTGCGGGGCAGGCAGATGGCCCTCCGCGTTGCATCGACCGCGTTGGGTGTGCAGTGGCAACTGGGTACGCCGCGCATGGACGTGCGGCCTAGTGGGCGGAAGAGTTGAGCTTCCTCAACAAGCCCACCAACCCGGCGCTGCCTCTGCCGACGCCGGAGTACTCACGTCAGTACCACGACGCGCACAACAACGTGCTGCGACTGTTCTTCAACCAACTCCAGAACATTTTCGACAAGGTGCTTGGGCGCAACGGCGGGCAGTTCATTGACTGTCCCAACGGGCTGTTTTTCAACACCGTCGATCAAGCGTTTACAGCAAATGACACAGCGGAGCCGATTGAGTTTGACAATACGTACCTGAACAACGCGGTGCGGCTGTGGGACCCCATAACGGACGCCGTCAGTACAACACAAATCCAAGCGCAAGTCAGTGGTGTTTATAACTTCCAGTACAGTGGGCAGCTTCTAAGTTCGAGCGGCAATTCCAAATCAGTGTCGCTTTGGATCAGTCGATATGATGCTGCGCCAACCAAAGCGGGAAGTTTTGTAACGGGCTTTCGGTATGAAATCATAACCGTAGGCACGACTAACTTCACATTGATTGGGGCTGCGGCTAATACCGTAGGTACTGTCTTTGTTGCCACTGGCCCCGGTGCGGGGACGGGCACGGCTTGGGCGTATCCAGAAATCAAGCACTCTACACGCATCAACACAATTAAAGACAATGGACACTACGTCGAAATGACGTGGAACTTCAATATTGATCTTGCCGCAGGCGAGGCAATAGAACTGTACATGTCTGTCGATGATCATTACACGGAAGTGGAGCTTGCTGCTCCGCCCGCCACAGCACCATACCCCGCTGGCGCATCGTCAGTGCTGACTGTAAACTTCATTGCCCCGCTCCCTGAGCCGAGGCCACCCCTTCCACCGTGAGGACTGATCATGGGTATTTTGGACTCCATCTTTGACTTTGCCGGTTCGTCCAAGGGACTGGTGAGCATCCTCGCGGCGCTTGCTGGTGCCAAGGACCGGGAGCGCGACCGTCCGCCTACGGGCGGGGGTGTGAGTTACGCCATGCCCGGGCCGCGCCGCTTGCAAGCGGTCAAGAACTTGGGGCGTTACACCGACGTCATGGGGCTCGCCAACGGCGGCACTGCGGACGAGGAAGAGGCGGTCAAGAAGCTGCTCTACGGCATCGCGCAGGGGCCCTACGGCCCGCTGCTGGCTTACGACATTCCAGAGCTGAACCTTGCACCAGTTGCACCGGAGCCGGAGAAGCCGCGTGTCACGCAGCCGACGAAGGCAACGATTGACGACTACGGGTATGAGTACACGCCGCCTACCAGCGACAAAGTGGGTACGTACAACCAGCAGATCAACGACTTTCTGACCGATTTGGCAGCAGGCAGCAGTTATGGTCCAACAGGACTCGCTGGCCGAGGCCTCGGGCACGCCGCTGAAATCGGACTTGGCAGGCTTGCAAATGCGCTGGGAAGGGAGAAAACCGCAGATGAACTGGCAAATACGCCGATTGAAAGTCGGGATTCCTATTCAATAGGATCAATCGCTAACGCTTTGGGTATATCCCCGCAGGCGGCAGCAGAAATAATTAGCGGGGCACAATCAGAAGAGTCTACTGTAGGTATGGATGCGTTTGGCCCCTCTGGCACTGGCGGTATGTCGCAAGAATCTACTGTAGGTATGGACGCGTTCGGCCCCTCCGGTCCCTCTAGCCCCGGCCCTTCCTACGATTTTGATCTGAGTAATGCCGGCGGGTATATGCGGGAAGGCGGTGAAGTCCGCGCATACGCCCAAGGTGGCCCCATCCACATGGAAGACGGCGGCTTTGTTCTGACCAAGCGTGCAGTCGACGGTGCGGGTGGTCCTCGGGGTTTGGCGGCAGCGCTGCCTCAAGCACGCATGATTCGCGGCCCGGGGACTGGCACAAGTGACAGCATCCCAGCGACAATCAGTGGGCCCAGAGGGCAGACTCCGGCCCGGGTGTCGAACGGCGAAGCCTACGTCCCCCGCCGCGCAGTGCAGGCCGCAGGCGGGCCCAAGCGCATGTACGGGCTGATGAGTGCCCTTGAGAGGAGAGCGTGATGGCGACCACTACCACCGCCCCGACTGACATCGATCCGTCGCAGTCGACACTGAGCCCCAACTTTGCGCCGTATGTCTACGGCATGCTCGGCAAGGGATGGGAAGCGGCGAACATGCCGTACATCCCGTTCACCGGTCAGCGCTTCGCGTTCGGCCAGATGGACCCTACCACTGGGCAGTACAGCGCAGGATACTCGCCGCTGGAGTCTGAGGCCTTTGCGGGCCTTGGCGCGCTCAGCCAGTACGACCCGACGCAGTTCAACACCGGTCTGGGGCCGGTGGGCTCCGTGCAGGACTACATGTCGCCGTACATGTCGGCGGTGACCGACATCGAGGCTCGGGAAGCCCGACGCGAAGCGGACATCGGACGCCAAGCGGAGCAGGGGCGGCTCGCCCGCGCCGGGGCCTACGGCGGCAGCAGGCAGGCCATCATGGAGGCCGAGCGCCAGCGCAACCTGGGCACGCAGATCGGGGACATTCGCTCCAAGGGCTTGCAGTCTGCTTACGACCGGGCGATGCAGCAACGGCTTGCTGAGTCAGGGCTTGGCCTCACCGCACAGAAGTACGGGGAAGAGTCGAAGCAGTTCGGTGCCGAGTACGGGCTCAAGTCGCTGGCGGACCAACTGGCCGCAGGCAAAGAGCAGCGCCGGATCGCACAAGAGCCGTTGGACTTCGGCTTCAAGCAGTTCGAGGAATCGCGGGCTGCGCCCCGGGAGGCGGCGACGTACATGTCGTCGTTGCTGGGCAATCTCCAGTACCCGTTGCGCGCAGCGCCCTACAGCCCGGGCACGCAAGGCCAGTCGGCGGCTTCCGCCGCACTTCAAAGCGGACTTGGCGCCTACGGCCTGATGGACTACTTCGGTAGGCAGTGAACATGATGAACGCCGGACTCTCCGCCCTGATGCCGGGGCAAGCTGCGCCCAACATGGCCGGTGTGCTGCCCCCGCCGTCACAGGCTGCGCCCAATGCCGTGCCCAGCAAGGTCGACGCGCTGGCGCGACTGCCGTTCGAGCAACTGCAAGCGATGTATCGC